TTCTGCCTCATTCCCACAGTTGTGACAGAAATTAGCCATAAAATAACCTCCCCATAGAATGTTTTATACCAATATTATACAATAACTGTGGGAAAAATATTGTCGAATTATCGTTTTTTACTTCTTCTAGCTTTGATTTTCTTATTTTCCTTTTCTTCACTTTCAGTTTTGATTTGTATAGAAGCAACTACAAATGCCTTTTCGTATACATCTAAGCTCATAAGTTCATGTGGGAATTTTTTAAGTTTATGAAGGCAATAATGAGCATAATTACACACATTTCTGCTATGTACTTTGTTTGATCCGTTTCCGGCATGAATTGTCCTTTTTTCCCTGGCACCGGAACTCGTTTAGTGCATGACTTAACGATATCATCATCCTCTTTACTAGAAATAGCTTTTAGTTCCCACTTCATTGAATTTCCTTCATTATCTAATATTCTTTTTGATGCTGCATACATTATATTTTTAACTTCTTTTATATTTTGTTTTAAAAACGCTGTTAAATCGCTCATATTATTATTCTCCATTCTATTATAATTTTACATTAAAAAAGCACCTTTAATTTATTACATAAAAGTGCCTTATAGTATACCGCTTGGGTTTATAAACTTTTCTGGTATTTCAAAATCATCATATGTGAATGATATATCTTCCTCTAATATTTCATCTTCTGCGTTTAGTGCAGCAAGTACACCACCATCAGTGTTGCAATTTTTCGCAATTACTGTTTGTCTTCCTCTATTAGAGGTTGCGTCCTCATTTGACACTTGTATATCGAAGTACACATCTTCACCTGTTTGAGCATATCTATATAAAAGCATTCTAAGAACCGATTGATTATAGTACATCGTCCCATCGCCTGTACCTTTCCAACCGGTAGCCTTGTTTATAGTGCCTGTCTTCCCTAATACTCTAGCCTCTGTCTTTGTTTTTTCAAATTCTATATTCAATTCTTTTATACTTGCAAAATTATATCTGTTACCTTCTATTGTTACATAGCATTCTCCTTGCGAACCCGCCACAAGGTCTTGAGCTGCTATTTGTTCTGCAGTAAGTGCCATCTATATCACTCCTTTACTAGTTTATAACTACACTCATGTACAATTTAGTCATTGCATTCATAGGTGTAATTTCATCATTTATAACAACCGATTTCTTGTCGTCACCTTTTGCAACTGTTACATTATCCGATTTAAAATTCTCTATAGCTTGCATCTTCTCTAACTCTTGATGATGTTTAACTATTTCATTCCAAAAGCTTACTCTGCCACTATCATTATTAGGCATTTTACCTAAATACTGAGTATTAAATATTTTAGCTATATCTATTGCAATTTGGTCTATAACTCTTATAGTTTGGTTACTTCCAAAATCCTCACCTTTATCAGTTGTATAAGATTTGAAAGAGTTTATATCTTCAAGTGTATATACATCACCGTTAGAATTGTGCATCATAAATTTACCTTCAGATAATGCATCAGATAGTTGAGTTTGAGTGTAATTTACATCCACTGTAAACTCACCATCATATTTACGATTAGTGTTAGACTTATTAATTGGACAACCTGCAGTTATACCAGTAACCCAATAAACAAGAGAAGATTCTAAAGACCCTGTGACCTTATTTTCGATAGATATTACACCTTCATAGTCAGCATCACTTCGCTTGTAAACTACTGTTTGGAATTTAGCACCTATTTCATCTCTCATTCTTTTAGTGAATGTAATAAATAAGTCTTGTATCGTCTTCTCTGTTGATAAACAACCAAGTGTATTGAAAGAATAAGATTCAATCTTATCTAAAAACTCTTGATATTCTGTACCAGTTACACTGTCACCGCTTGTACCACCAGTTAAAGGCATACCAGCAGTTAACTCCAATGTTGCAGAAGTAATCCAATCAACAAAGTTATTACTTGCTAACTCACCTGTATTAGCGACTGTTTGCAAATCAACTTTTACATTATCAACTAAAGTAGATACATCAAATTTAGTTTCATCATCCACATTAGTAGCAACTACAATCTTTATATCATTACCTCTAACACCGCTATACTTTGCAGTAGCTATTGTATTTTTAGCCTTCTCGCCTTTGTTTAATCTATATAAATATACAGTTTTCACATTCATAAACAATTCTCTTAGACCTTTTAAATTCTCATGTTCTAAGTTATATCCAAAGATATTAAAGGCTTCTTTCTGTAATGTCTCAGTTTTAACCTCAAATACTTCACCCACTTTGCCCCAGTCTAAAAATACTGGCATTGCTGCAATACCTCTTTCGGATAACATAGAAGGATTACGACTTGCACTTACAAAGTTTACATATGCACCAGGTAGCTTTTTATCTTGCTTTAAAAATGTTCCTCCACCTAAGCCCATTAAATCACCTTCTTACTTTCAAATTTATTTATTAACTCGTCAGTTTCATCAAATGAATATAGCTTATTTTCCTGCAATAAAGCATTTAATAAATCTTTTCTATTTGAATACTTCTTAGCATTTACTAGTTGCTCTTTAGTAAATTTTGATATCTTTAAAGTTTCTTTTTTCTCAAGATCTGCTTTTTTAGCCATATTATCACTCCTTTACGTTTTGATATATCTCTAAGGCTTCCATATTCTCGTATAGTTCTACTTTTCTTACAAGTACATTGTAATTAACAAAGAAATGTAGTTTATTATCAACCTTTTCAGCGTGCATTCCAGTTCCTCGCTTTAAGTCTCCATTAAGTAATTCAATTACCTCTAACCCCTCAAATAAATCTTCTGTAACGCTATTTATTTCGCTATTTGTCTCATTGCTTTCTGGAAAATACATTACATCAAATAAATACTCTCTGAAGCTCTGTTTGTTTGGATGCGAGGTTTTACTTGGATCTATTGATTTAATAAAAAAGCAAGGCTCCTTAAAGCCCTGCTCTACCGTTTCGGTATAAATACTATAATCATCACCAAATATTTGATTTAACCTTATCGAAATACCATCTATTAATTTATTTATCATTCAAAGCACTTCCTTAAATATTCCATCAGTTTCTTTTCTAATAATTTAGGTGCTTGAGCCTCTAATTCTCTTTCACTTATGGTTAACATAAAAGCTCCTTCAACCCATCCTTTGCCACCACGTTTTCGGTGTCCAAACTCTCTATAACTTGCGTATTCAGTTGGGTTAATTATAGTTATCTCATACATATTTCCCCTTTTAATTACTGGCAAGGCATATGCAAAAGCCTTAGCGTTCATTCCAGTTCCATGTGTCCACCCTCGCCTTAATGTTCCACCTACTTTACCAGAACTTGCAGGATATTGACCAACTGGTGTACGTCTAATTACTTTACCTAATAATCTTGCTGTTAATTCTCTTGAACACTCTCTACAAAACGCTTCTATGTCCTGACTTTGCAATTTCTTTAACTTATCATTAACCCTTTTCAGTTGTTTAAAATCAGCACTTCCCCATCTAGCCATAGTTAACTCCATTTCTCAAATAGCTCTAAAACTATTTGTTGATGATTGCGATGTAACGCTGGTTGACCACTATTTTTAAACGATAAGGCTTTGTTATCTCTTGTAATAACTATTTTAGATCCTGCTTTTATGACTATATCCGGATTTATAGATAACTTCGCAGCTTGACCAATCTTTCCTACGCCATCATCAATTGTAGTAGATGTAATAGTTTTGAAAGATAACTTGCAAGGTATATTTTCGTGAACTATAACCCAGTTGTGCTTAGTTTGCTTTGTTACTGAATCTTTGTAAGGCAAGTACTCATATATATTACAAGTATCAAAGTACATCTTTTCAATAGACGTCCTTGCTTTACTGATATCTACCATTTCAACCTCCTAAAACTAGCAAACTCTCCTTTTCCTGTATCCATAAGGGATCTAACTAGTTTATCAAAACGTTGTTCTGGTGTTTGTCCTGCTTCAACTGCATATGTAACAGTAGTATCACCGTCTTGTATCTGCTTTTCTAT